TGAAAATGGTATGGCATTGATATATCGCTTACCAGAGGATGAGGCAGTATATGCTGACTTTTGTTTGAAGAAAACAGATTCTTCATTTCAATTCAATACAGATGTTGTTAAAAATGCGGTTCAGCAATTTATGCCAACAGAGAGAGGCCACCTAGCTATTATGACTGCACTACTTCGTCCCGGTGCTATGGATGCAATTATGGAAAACGAAAAAGGTAAGGACATATCGGCTACACAATGGTATATGGATGTACGAATGGGCAAACGAAAACCTAAGTATATCCATGACGATCTCAAGCCATTCTTAGAAGAGACCTATGGAATTATTGTTTATCAAGAGCAAGTGATGGCAGTTTTAGTGGATATCTGTGGATACACCTTAGAAGAGACAGACCGTATCAGAGATGCAATCGCTAAGAAGAAGTCAGATGTTATGATGGCTGCATTCGATCGCATAAGAGAGGCAACCTCAGCACGAGGATGGACACCTGAGCAATCAGATGCTTTGTGTAATACAATCCAAGCATTCTCTAGATATTCCTTTAACAGATCTCACTCACACGCTTATGCTGAGTTAGGTTATATAACTATGTATCTTAAGCACTACCATCCATTGGAGTGGTGGAGTTCAGTATTAAATAATGAAGGTAAGGAAGATAAGATTAGAAAATTCATAGCGTTATTAGGTGATACTATTAAGCCACCTTCTATGAAGAAACCATCTGAGTTATTTTCTGTAGAAGAAGATCACATCACTGCCCCTATATCTGCTATCAAAGGTGTTGGGCCAGCGTCAGTACATGAACTTGTAGAAAAAGGTCCGTTTCTTAACATAGAAGATTATGTTGCAAGAGTGGATCATCGTAAAGTTAATAAGGGCGTCGTTGAAGCTTTGGTTAAAGCTAGATCGGCAGATTCTTTTATGGACAAGAGTTTGATTAGCTATAGTGATCGCAAGTTAGATTTCTTAAATAAATATAGTCATCTTAGAGGTGGTAAGATTGCTTGGAAGCCAGATGCAATAGAAACAGATCCTTTAAAGATATTCTTTTTAGAAAAAGAAACCAACAAGACATTCAATAAGAATCTACTTGCCGATAAAGATGTGGTTGCATACTTAAAAACTAAGTGGCCAAATCTAGTGCCAACTGGTAAATCTGGTATTCCATTCCTTAACGGCAAAACACCCATTATTAATGGTGTTAAAATTGCTGAAGGTTTGATCGAAAAAGAACACGATGCAGAAGTAGGTATGATAATGGTTTTTGAAGGCAGCAATATTCGCAAAGGTGTTTCTAAGACAAGTAAGAAGCCATATTGCATGTTGAATATACAATTATCAGATGGTTATTCAGCAGTTGAATGTGCAGACTGGAATCGCAAATCACCACTTAAGTATGCAGATAACAGTATTGTATATATTAAAGGTACTCTTAAAAAGGGCTGGAAAGAATCTGTTGCTATAAATCTTAAAGAGATCGAGTTAATAGGATAGACATGATATTTAGAGAATTATTTCCATTTGAAGTAACTAAATTTTATCTTGATAATCCAACTGAATATTTGGGTACCAAGGCTGCTACTATTCCAGGTGCATACTATTTTGGCATTATAGACGAATGCGGAAAGACTATAGCAGCTACATGCTATACAATACTAACAAGTAACTTAGTATCTATGAAGAGTACCATGGTGACAACTGGCAATAGAGGACAAGGAGTTGGACGATTCTTAAATGGGCAACTCGAAAAACACCTCAAAGAAAAGGGGTTCGGGAAGATAGTGAGCCACATATATACACAAAATCTTCCAAGTATAATCCTGAAACTTAAGCTTGGTTATTTAATAGAAGGAACATTGCGTGATCACGACTTTACAGGTCAACACGAATATGTTCTTGGAAAAACAATATAATAGGAGAAACAATGCAGTACCAATTAGTAGACTTAGCACCAAAACACATTAAAGAAAATGAGATGGTTATTTATAAACCTAATTTCATTGAACAAATTGCAAAAAGTAAGTTACGACGCGGTGTAACAAAATTAACTACCGCAAATGCTCTAAGAGACGCACTCATGCTCATCACGGACGCTTATGATAATACCGTAAATCCTTATCGTATCAATTTAAGCGCGTATGAAGGATTGGCATACGAGAATGATCATGACCTATCGGCCATTGTTCTTAAGATCTTAGACGATCAGGGTATTGATTTACTTACTAAGGCTATCGATGTACAGTTAAAAGCTAGAGATTTGAAGGTCGATACTGTATATTATGTAAGTGATGACCTAGCTGGCTCTACAGCGTTTCTAGCCAACGGATTTGCACTAAAAAATGCAAAGAAAATCACCAAGAACGAAGAAACAGTGGTATAATAGAACTATGCCAATTATGGCAGCAATTAAACTATGGCTGAAAAGCTAGCAAGGAGAATACGAATGGCAAACATTCAAATCAATATGGATTCACTCAATCCAACATCTTTCAAGAAAACAGTAAGACACAAGGTATTAGACGGAAGCAATATTTATCGCTTTCTACCCCCTTTTGGGTCTGAATCAAATGGCTACCCTTATCGTAAGTGGAATGTTATTTGGGGTCTCGTTGATCCAACTTCAGGTCGAATGCGACCATTTGCATCATCTTCAACTTTTGAAGGACGATGCCCAGTCTATGACTATTTAGACATTTTAAAGCAGAAAGTTGAAGATCTCAAGAAAACAGGTGCCGCAGATGAAAAGGTGACTGAACTTGAAAAATATATTAGCGCAATTCGCCCAAAATCTGTGTACGCATACAACGCATCAGATAAGTCTGGTATTGTTGGTGTACTTGAACTTAAATCTACTGCTCACAAAAAAGTAATCAGTTTGATGAATGAGTATATCACTCAGTACAATCAAGATCCAACATCTTTAAATTCAGCTGTTGCTGATTCCGGTGTATGGTTTAAGATTTCTCGTGCAGGAACTGGTTTCAACACAACTTACGATGCTGCAAAAAATCAAAACTCAACAAAAGATCCTAACACGGGTGCATTGGTATACCAAGACGACCGTAGTTCATTGGCCGATAGTGTTGTTGAAAACTTTGATGCACTTGCTTATGACCTTAACAATATTTATCAAAAGCTTTCTTATGATGATCTTAAAGACATCTTGATTGCAAATCTTGTTTCGGCATCTGATGCATTACCTGAACTTCTAGTTCCTGGTTTTGGTCTAGATGATGTAAGCGGTGGCAATGTAGAACAACCAGTTTCGTTTGTTCAAGCCGCGACACCTGTTACTCCAGTTGTGCCTGTTACTGAAACTGTTGTAGCTCCAGTTGCAACTCAAACACCTGCCACAGCTAATACAGATGATTTGTTAGCCATGGCTGATGACATCTTTAATTCGTAAGGAGTTACAATGGCTAACGAGTTGCAGACTATTGATGTAACCAAATTAGTCGAATATAGCAAGAAAATTAATGAGATTGGGACGCTAAACAAAATGTTAGCTCCCAATTATCTCAGAGATTTCATTAATGCTATGGATTTGACTAGTTCAATGCTATCTAAAGCAGTTAAAGCTAATCTAGAATGTAAAGCAAGCCTTGATAGATTCAAGGCTATTGCTTATTTAGATAAGGCTGCAGATTATTGTAAAAACAATGACATTAAAATTTCTAACGGTGCACGTGAAATGTATGCTGATATAGATCCAGATGTTGTTGAAGCTAAGAATAAATTTGCTGCTTCTGAAGCTATGGTTCTATTTCTAAAAAATAAATATCAAGCGTTTCGTTGTGCTCATGATGATGTCAAGAAGATATCATTTAATGAAGCTCAGGGAACAGGTTTTGAAGGCTTTTAAAGGAGAATAAATGAGCACAAATAAGTGGATGAAGAAATTAGAGAGTGATTTTGCTAAAGTTGCTTCTACGATGAAACGTCCTTCTGATTCAGTTATACAACTAGCATCACCTAGTCTTAATTGGGCGGTAGGTAATAGCGGTATTGTTGAAGGAAAAGCTGTTTGCTTTTTCGGACCAGAGAGTTCTGGTAAATCTTTGCTAGCACAACTTGCTATTATAGAGTTACAAAAGAAATATCCAGAATCAATTCAAATCTTAGTAGATGCAGAATTTAGTTTCAACCGTGATTGGTTTCAAAAATTAGGTGGAGATCTAACTCGTCTCTTAGTTAAGCAAACAAATGATCCATTGGAGATCTTTGATTGGTTAGAGAAAGATGTATTAGAGATGCTTCAAGAAGGTGCACCCATAAATGGTCTCATGATTGATTCAGTGAAGTCTATCCGATATCCTGGCGATCACAAGGCCAAATCAACAGATATTACTATGGGCGGTTCTGGTGCCAAATATCTTGGTCCAGCATTAAAAGGTCTACTTCCCATTATCAGAACATATTCAATTACTACTTTCTTAGTTCAACAGGTTAATGAAGAAATGGATCAATATAAGAAAATGAATAATCCATGGATCATTCCCGACGGAAGAGCTCTTAAACATTTCTGTGACTATATGTTGCAGGTTGAAAGAGTGGATTCAAAAGCTGGTCGCATTGAAGAAGGTAAGACTATTGCCGGTGGTGCAAACCAAATTGGACATAAGGTTCGTGTTAAAGGTAAGAAGAATAGAGTCGGAGCTCCTTACAGAGTAGCTGAATTTGCTCTTCAATATGATTCAGGAATTGTAAACACAGAAGAAGAGACTTACGAATTAGCTAAGTCATTAGGAATCATCTATCATCCTATCTCTGAAAGTACTGGTCGACCCAATAATATGATGTGGGCGTTTGCCGATCATGAGCATGTTAAAGGTGATACTAATATGAAGCATTACATCACGGCAGATAAGGATATACTTAAGCAAGTATATGATGCATGTCTCAATGTTGATGATAGTGCTGTACAGATTAGAAACAGTATGATAGAAACTACTGAAGTCGATTTAACAGAGTTTGAATAATGAAACTTAAAACACTTAGGGTAATCGGAATAGTAGCAATGCTATTCTGTGCATTTCAATTAGGTAGAATTGATGCAAATACAGCATATCTAAAAAGAATAGATACATGTGTTAAATTACCAGAGCATCCAAGTATTCAAGAGTTTTATGGACATGGTTTTAAAAAAGAAAACCTAGCACACACAATATGGAATCACGCCGTTGCTCATAATGACCATATATATATGAAATGTATTTTTAAGGAAATAAGAAAATGAGCAGTATTTTATTTATAGGTGATCCTCACTTACGTATGACTTACTTTGACCAATCTGTTAAGTTCCTTAGATGGGTTGAAGAACAAGTTGAAATATTAAAGCCAGATATAGTTTGTAACTTAGGTGACACCTTTCATAATCATGCCATATTACGCTCTGAACTTCTTAAAGAATTCAAAGACCATGTAAATAATTGTAACACCACATATTGGTATGTATTAGGTAATCACGACCAGTATAAACCAAAGGATAGTAAATATCATGCATTGCAAGTGTTTGAAAACCTCCCTAACTTCAAGTTATTCGATAAGACTGAGCACCTCAGCGATCTTGGTATAACGGTAATACCTTATGTACAAGAATTTAAAGATTTCCCGACCAACACATTGCCAATTGTTATCACCCATAACACGTTCATTGGGGCCGACTATGGATTTAAGAGAGAGGACTGCGGAATCGACGCTGATAAGATTCATGCTGACATTATCATATCTGGGCATATCCATAAGCGACAAACCTTTGGAAAAGTTCATTATCCAGGGACCCCGTTTGCACATAACGCTACCGATGTCGGCCAAACTAAAGGAATTCTATTATTCGAAACTGAAACCCTCGAACAGCAATTTATCGAATCCCCATTTCCTAAATGGCGCTCAATAGAATTTGAAGTTGACTACACTAGACCCACTACCGCCCTACATACACTACTTGAACATTCACTTGACGATCAAAATAAGTGGATTTTAAAAGTAAGTGGCCCAAAAGTAGAGTTAACTGCCTACTTTAAGTCTAAAAAGTACCTCAAGTTGATAGAGGGCAAGAATGTAGTCTCTAAGACTACACCCATTGATTCTGAAAAGCAAAATAGAGTAAAAATCGAAGCAGTGTCTCCAGAAGGCATAGTCTCAGAATATGTTAATAAAGTATATTCTGGAGGTGAGGACAAAGACCTCATAATCAAGAGAGCCCACCAAATAATCAAGGGCACCCATTAAGTTTGGTATAATGTAAGCGAGAGGTAGGTATATGGAACAAAACATTGACCATCATTCATTTTTAGTAGAGCACAATTTGCTTACTGAAGAGATGAAAGCAAATATTGCAATGGCTGGTTACTGTATAGTAGAAAGTGTCAAAGATGTCACTACTACAATTAACTTTAATGATAATGTTGTAACCTATAATCTACTTATTCCTGGTGATCTTTGCAATAATTTAAGATTACTAAGTAGATTTGAGAACGGTGAAAGCATAGGATTTTGGAATTCCATTAAGCTTAAAAGGTTCTTGAAGAAAAAAAAGGAGATTGATAAGGTTGACAACACTGGCGTTGTCGGCTATAAGTTGGAACAAATAGCTAATAATTTTGTAAAAGCTTACTTAAACAGAAAATGGAGCACAAGCGTAAAAATTTATAACGCAGACAATAAAGATGAAAGCGAGAATTTTAGGATTCGTGGCACAGAAGATCAACAGGTTGACTAGCGACGAGGATTTACAACAGGAATTGTGGATATACTTTTTAGAAGGTAATTCGCCCTTTTCATTTGAAGAAAAACTTATATCAATAAGAAATAAAAGAGAAAACGATAACATTATCGTTTATGTTAGTATGGAGATGTTAGATGGCCTTAAAGAGAAACTTTAGTGACGAAGAAAAGATAGGTCTTTCCAGTCAAGAAGTCGAAATAGGCGAGAAGTATCTTAGAAAAAATAAGACAGCTGGTGCCATTGATAATGTCCCGGCATTAAGATTATATGAAATGTATCTCATAGGCAGTTCGTTTCATGAGATAGAACAACAATTTCCTCAATATGAATTAGGACAAATTATATTAACCGCTGCGTTAAACCGTTGGGGATCTGATAGAGATAAGATGCAGGGTACTCTACGAGATAGGGTAAGAGCTAAAGTTGTAAAATCTGTAATTGATCAAGTTGATTTCCTTACATCAATGCTTGGTGTGGCATCTGCTGAACACATGAAGCAAATGAGAAATTACTACCTTGATCCAGAAAAAGAACCAGTACCATCACTTAGAATTAAATCAATTAAAGATTATAAAGAAGTAACTGAAACATTAGCTAAAATTGTTCAAGGTGCTACACCAAATGCTAAGAACAATAATATGTCTCCAATGTTTGATGCTTTGTCTCCAGGTGCTTCACAGCCCAAAGATGAAGATAAGGAACCTGAAGAAGAAGTGATCGACCTAGATAAAATTCTAGATCAAGAAAAAAGGGACAAATAAAATCGTGATCACAGAACAAGAACTCGAAAGAGCCTTAACATTAAAAGATCAAATAAGAGAGTTGAGTGTCTTTGTGTCTAAACTTGAACAATGTAAGATAGCTGTTCACAGCTCTATAAATACCAAAGTAACTATTGATAATAACGTAATCGATGTCAATGAATATACCATTGCAACCCTCAAGCGGTTTCATCATGAAATAATTAATGACCACAGACAAAGGCTTAGTAAGCTGGAAGATGAGTATAAAGCTATTATATTCTCACCAGAAGAAGCTTTCGAGCGTGCATTAAGAGAAGCTGAGGACGATGATGAGTGCGAAAAAAAGAAAAAATAAAGAAAGCGGCTTCGATGCTCTATCTATAGAGCAAAAGAAAAAACTTTTTTTCAAGAAATGCACTTCAAAAGAAGAACTTTCTAAGTTCATACAAGTTTTCTTTGGGTTACACTTACCTGATCAAACGGTTTCCAGATTCGCAGATACAAATCCACTTCATATCATATGGGAAGTCTATGATATATGTGTGAACAAAAACAATCCAGAAGACATTGAAGAATTATTATATGTTGCAGGTCGAGGCTCTGGTAAGACTCTAGGTATGGCTATAGCAGAATTGCTAGTCATGTTACATGATGGTAGAGATGCTTGTCATGTTGGTGCAGTGTTGGCTCAGGCAAAGCGATGTTATGACTATCAAACTAAGTTTATGCTATCCCGTCGCATTCGACCTATCATAGAGGATAGATCTGTTCCTCAAGAAGATCGTGTCTTACAAAAATTAAACATGGAAAAATCAACATTCAATATCGATGATGAAACAGTAACGTTAGAGGTTCTTCCTTGTACACTTAAAGCCTGTAATGGTCCTCACGTTCCATTAGTTGTGACAGATGAGATCGATACTGTCTCTGGTGAAGGTTTAAGAGCCTTCAAAGAGATTGCGGGTATGCTAGATTCAAAAGGTGGTAAACGAGCTCTAAGGGTTGGTATATCTACTCGAAAATCTAGATATGGATTAATGAACAGAATGATGGAAGAAGCTGAACAGGCCGGCAGACACGTACGTAGATGGACAGCATTTGAATTCTCACAAGCATGTCCTGATTCTAGGTCTGGTGTCATACCAACAGATTCATATCACATACAGGATGAGATGGAAGTCTTATCTGAAGCAAATTACAAATTAAAAGATGATAAGAAAAAGAAAGAATATACTAAGCATGTTATGCCTGGTGAAAATTGCTTAACTTGTCCAGCTGCAGCTATTTGTTTAGGTGATGCTAAAAAGCAAACATCTAAATCATGGATGCTAAAACCCATATCTGAACTTATTCAAAAAGTTAGATCTGAAGGCGCTGACTGGGCATTAGCTCAGCTTATGAACTTAAAGCCTTCTGTTGAAGGAATTATATATAAGGAATTTGAAGAGAAATTACACGTCAATGACTGGAATGGAATGTGGGTTAAGTTAACTGGTATTGAATATCCAGGTGAATGTACACACGATATATTTGTAAAAAAATGTCACTCAATGAGACTATCTTGCTATGCTGGTGTCGATTGGGGTTGGTCTAATCCAAATACTGTTGTATTTTTCTTCCTAGACAAAAAAGATAATGTATTTGTAGTTAAGGCAGATGGAATGACATTTGTATCTCAACCAGAATGGATACATTATATTAAGGGTAAATATCACCACTTATATAGATGTCAACTATATTTTCCTGATATTGCGGATCAAGGTGCTGTCACAGAAATGAGAAAAGCAGGATTACCAGTTGCTACTGATACAGATAAAGCTATCAATACTGGCATTCAGGTTATTAAGAAGTTATTGAGAGTACCTGGCTCAACGGATACAAAGATTCATTTGGCCAAAGACACAACTGGGCCTTTGATAACTGAGTTTATGACATATCACTTTAAAACAGCTGCCGACGGAACAATTACAGAGATACCTGAATCCGAATATGATCACTGGCTTGATGCTTTAAGATATCCACTTACTATGTTATTAGGTAAGGGAACATTAGTTATGGGTAATGGTATGGTGGAAGAAGAAATTCAAATACAGGATGGCAAGGGCCAATATCATAGAACCCCGACACCAGAAGAGTTTGCGACTATAAACAATATACCATTGAATGAAGATATGAATGATAAGTCTAAATTGGGTAAAATTGGTAAATTATCAGACCTCGATGATGACGATGAAGATGATGACTGGAATGGTGGCGGAGGTTTTCTTTGGTCACTTTAAGTGGTCAATGGGGACAAATAAGGTATAATAGATTAAATAGCGGAGAGTAATTTTGGGTATTTTCGAAGATTGGTTCAAAAAAGGCATAAATGATGAGTTAGAGCAGCTTTATAAGGCTGATGCTGATGCTATCCCTGAGAACAGGGATCACATGCCGGATGACGACAATCCAGAGATTGGCCGTAAAGCTATCCTCACAGACCCGTTCTTTACTCAAGCTAGTCAACAGACTTTATTTAAGTTCCGACTATCTCGACTCTCAAATAAGACATTGAAAGACGTCTCTCTCAGAGACTGGTTGGTTTCTGCCATCATACAGAACAGAGTAGATATACTTTTAAGGTTCTCTAGACCTCAACTCAAGAAGTTTGATATGGGCTTTAGAGTTGTTAAACACGACTTAACAGAAGAGTATTCTAAAGAAGAACGAGAAGAAATTGAGAATATTCAGGCATTTATATATAATTGTGGACGCATAAAGAACACCCCGGATGATGACAGAATGTTATTTGGTGAGTTTCTTAAGCTCACAATAAGAGATGCCATGACATTTGGCAATATCACTGTTGAAAAGATTTTAACTCGCAGAGGCGCTTTGCATAGGTTTAGACCTTTGCCAGCCGAAGGCGTGTATCATATTAATAAAGATGCACCTAAATCTCAAATTGAAGGTCATATTAAGTCAATCCAAGGTACCATTGCACCTAAATCAGACAATGATCCTGAAATGAAATATCAACATAATCAACCTGATTTAGATTACTACAAATATGTACAAGTATCATACGACAATCGTCCCTTGGCTGTTTTCGGCGACGAGGACATGATCTTTAAACTTTTTAATCCTCAAAATTTTCAAGACAGTAATGGTTATTGTTATTCTCCGTTAGAGATGGCAGTAATGAATATTACTCATCACATGAATACTGAGCATTACAATTCTAACTTCTTTACTCATGGTCAAGCGGCTAAAGGTGTATTACACTTAAAGGGAACTGTCACTGCTTCCCAGCTTACAGCATTTCGTCGTCAGTTTTACAACTTAATAAACGGTTCACAAAATGCTTGGAGAACACCTATCATCTCTGGTTTAGATGATGTTCAATGGGTGCCAATGGCTGGTGGCTCTAAAGACATGGAGTATTTAAACTACAATATGCATCTAATGCGTGCAGTGTGTACTCAGTTCCAGATTGATCCAACCGAAATTGGTTTAGATCTTTTAGTTACCGGTGGTAAAAATATAGCCAGCACTGATGGTCACGCCAGCAAGATTGAATTCTCAAGAGAAAAAGGATTATATCCTATATTAATGTTTATTGAGGATTTCATAAATAGCGATATAATGCCAGCTATTGACCCTGAATATGCTAAGAAATATAAATTTCAATTTGAAGGCTATACAGACGAAACACCACAAACTGAAGTGGCATTACTACAAGCCGAAATGACAGTAAACAAGTCTATGAACGACTTACTGTGTACTG